CAATAAGTTATAAAAACCCGATTCCTTAGCTAAGGGGGAGTCGGGTTTTTTTATTGGGTCGATGGAGAGGGCTATGAGCGCACCGACAAAACAGGAAATGCTTGAGAACGTTGAGAATGCCATTAATGCCAGAATGACCGGCGGTGCTGTGCAGTCGTATTCAATCGGCGGGCGCAATTTGCAGTACATAACATTGGCGGAACTTATAAAACTGAGGGACAGCTTAAGGCAGGAAATCGCCTCTGGCAGTTCCCGAACGTCGTACGCAAGATTTGAGAATCCAGCATGAACATAAAAGAAAAAATAGCAAACGGATTAGACGGGGTTGTCGGTTTCTTCTCGCCTAAGGCGGGATTAAAGCGGCGCATGTTTCGTGAGGCGATCAAGTTATCCGAGAAGTTTGGGGCCTATCGAGGAGCGGAAAAGAATCGGCTTCGTTCATCTTGGATTCCGGGCGGGGGATCGGCTGATCAGGACATCATTCCTGATTTACCAGATTTGAGAGAGCGTAGCCGTGATTTAAACCGCAACGACGCACATGCTTCCGGTATCACGAACACTATGACAACAAATGTTGTCGGCACCGGTATTAGGCCGCAGAGCAGGGTTGATAAAGAGGCTTTAGGGATTGCCGATAGCAAGGCGGATAAGTTTCAAAAGAAAGCCGAACTTGCGTGGAAGGTCTGGCTTCCATACGCCGACGCAGGCAAGCGTATGGATTTCTACGAGATTCAGCAGTTGGTTGACAGGCAGATTCTTGAGAATGGAGAGGCGATAGTTATTCCGGTCATGCTTAAGGACAAGAATCGTCCGTATTCGATTGCGTTGCAAGTTATCGAGGCAGACAGGCTTGCTACGCCGCCTGATAAACGTGGGGACAAAACCGTAAGAGCTGGGGTTAAGATTGGCGAGAACGGTGAGGCGGTTTCGTATTTCATTCAGAAAATACATCCCGGAGATTATCGTTTCACGAAAGCGGAAGATCGAGATTTTGTTGAGATTGCCGCTCGCAATGAGTTCGGCAGGCCGAACGTTTTTCATTTATATCCAGTTCAGCGATCAGGACAGACTCGTGGTATTCCGTTCTTCTCTCCTGTGCTCACGTATTTCAAAGATTTGGCGGAGTACGCCGAGGCGGAACTTGTCGCCGCACGGATTGCGGCGTGTTTCTCGATATTCATTACTTCCGAAGCGTCGATGGATCTTAATACCGGATATGACCGCAACTTTCAAGGGCAATTTTTAGAGTCATTAGAGCCGGGAATGATAAGGCATCTTCTTCCGGGAGAGTCTATAACCTCGTTTAATCCACAACGACCTTCAGCGACATTTGAGCCCTTTATAGAAAAGATGCTCAGGGCGATTTCAGCGGCGTTGGGTTTGCCATATGAGCTGGTCGCCAAGGATTTCTCAAAGACGAACTACTCAAGCGCACGTGCGGCTCTCTTAGAGGCAAGAAGATATTTTAAGGTTAGGCAGGAATGGCTCGCACGCAAACTCTGCCAGCCGGTTTGGGAAATGGTTCTGGAGGAGGCGTATCTCAGGGGCGAGCTGGGAGCGATTTCGTTTTACGAGAATAAACAATACTGGGTTAATACATCGTGGATCACGCCGGGCTGGGAATGGGTTGATCCTCTAAAGGAAGCCCAAGCGGCTGAAGTCGGTATCAGAAACGGTATTGTTACCTATTCAGATTTATATTCGGCGCAAGGAAAAGACTGGGAGGAATGCTTTGAGCAAAGACAAAGAGAGCAAGAAAAAATCAAAGAGCTCGGGCTTGAAATCAATCAGAAGGCAGATTCAGGTGATGGTAAGAGCGCAGATGCAGACAGCTCAGACGCTCATCGTGGAAGTGAGGAGCAATAAATGAAAAAGGATTTATTCAGAACGGATATCGCACGTTCCGGCAACGTCAAAATTGATAGGGATACAGCAGTTATCGACGGTTTCGCCGTGGTTACCAAAGGCGTCGTTAAAGACAACCGGGGTGAGTTTGATGATGTTTCGCTGGATTCAATTGTCGAGCTTGGGAACAAGGCGAAGATGGGGGTCAAGTCAAGATTTGGTCATCCCAATATGAGTAGTACGGCTCTCGGCACGTTTTTGGGCAGGGTTCGCAATTTCAGGCGTGACGGCGATATTGTCAGAGCCGATCTTCATGTAGACAAGACAGCGTTCGACACTCCGGACGGCGACCTCGCAGGGTATGTGCTTAACCTTGCGGAAAGCGATCCGGAGATGTTCGGAGCGTCAATGGTGATTTATTGGGATGAGGAAAAAAGAGAAGGTTTGGACGCTAATGGCAACGAGCTACCGCCGTTCATTCGTGTCACCAACCTTTTCTCGGTGGATGTGGTGGATGACCCAGCGGCGAATGACGGTTTTTTCGGTATGCCGTTTTTCTCAGAAACTGTGCGGCCATCAGCGGAGATGACAGCGTTCTTGGACAAATTCCTGAATAATCCTGATGCGGTAGAGAAAACCATCGGGTTTTTAAATAGATACCGGTTGAATAAGGAAGTGGAAATTAAATTTAAAAAGGAGGAAGCGGCAATGGATGAATTAACAGTAGAGAAATTGAAAGATGAGAGAAAGGATGTTTTTGAGGCGGTTCAAAAGCAAGGTTTTGACGCTGGCGTGCAGGACGAACGTGGCAGAGCGGTGTCGATTCTGAAAAAAGCGGAAACATTTCAAGGGATGAATGCGCTCGCTCTTGAGTCTGTGGAGCAAGGGCTTACGCTTGATCAGTCAGTCGTGAAATTCCAGCAGAAACGCTTGGATGACATAGAGAAAGCGTCAGCGCCGGTTGTCGGGCCTGATGGCGAGGAAGTATCCAAGAAGAAAGTGACCCATTTGGAACGGGCTCGGCAGTTTCAGAAAGATCACAGTTGCAATATGACTGACGCTCTTAAAGCGACAGCGGACAAAAGACAATAACCATAAAGGAGGAGGTAGAAAAATGTCTCAATTTAATATCGGATCAAAAGCGTTTGTGGCGGGAGAGGCTTTAGAAGCCTACCGCAGGGTGAAGTTAAGCACCGGAAGCGGTTCTCAGGTTGAATATGCCGACGCAGGCGAAGCTTGTATTGGGATTACTGCGGCCAAGGCGGCGCAGGGCGAGCATATCAGCGTTGATTTAAAGACCACCGGCAGGACGTTCAAGATGGTTGCGGCTGGCGCTATCAGCGTAGGCGGCAATTTTTATGGAGCCAATGACGGCAAGATTAGCGCAGTCGTGAGTGGTTCCATTGCCGGAAAAGTGTTGGAAGCGGCCACAAGTGATGAAGAAGTTATCGAAGGGCTATTTGCCTAATTAAAAGGAGGAATAAAAAATGCCAGATTATCAGGGAACAAGAGCTGTACCGAGACTTGAGTTAGGGGAAGCGGCGCTGGAGTTTATCCAGTCGCAGGATGAGTTTATAGGCACAAAGGTTCTGCCTATTTTTCAAACAAAGAAAAAAGCGAGTATCTTTCCGGCGATCACACGGGAGAGTATCACTCGTGAAGCGGACACCAAGCGTGCGCCGAGAGGGAATTACAACCGTGATTCTTTTCAGGCGAAGGACAGGCAGTACAACTGCGAGGAGCATGGTCTGGAAGGGCCTCTTGACGATTCCGAACGTGAAATGTACGCCACGGATTTTGACGCCGAGCTTACAACCGTTCAGATCGTGACACGCAGGGTTCTGCAGGCGCAGGAGAAGCGCATCGCTTCAAAAGTTTTTGATACCTCGGTTTTCACGGGGACAAAACTTTTTACCGACTTCTCGAGCGCTCCTTGGGATAACGCCTCAAGCGACGTTATCTCTCAGGTGAGAGCCGCTCGTGAGCAGGTAAGGCAAAACTGCGGGATAGAACCCGGTTCGCTCATTTTGAGCAAGGCGAACATCGACCGGCTTTTGAATAACGACAAGATCAAAGGAGCGATTCAGTATGTCGCAAGGCTGACTGAGGCGGAACTTCTTAACGCCATGGCGGATATTTTAGGCGTTAAGAGGATCGTTGTCGGCAGGGCGATTTACAACACCGCAAAAGAAGGCAAGTCGTTTCAAGGCGCCGACATCTGGAGCGATGACTTCGCCATGGTCGCCGTTATCGGCGAGGGTCAGAGATTATCCGACCCGACCGTGGGAAGGACATTCCTTTGGACAGCGGACAGCCCGGAGAACGCCACGGTTGAGCAGTACCGTGACGATGCGGCGAGAAGCGACATCTTCCGTGTGCGTCAGCACGTGGACGAGATGATTGTCGATCCGTACTTCGCTCATCTGATGAAAGTAGACGCTTAACATTTGAGGTTCGCCCGGGGGTTTAACCGCCCCCGGGTCCTCGATTAAGGAGTGTCTATGAGCTTAAAGGAACAGATGCCGAAGGACGCCGTGGGTTGTTTTTTAAACAGCGGTGAGTTCGCCGAGGAGATTACCTACACGACAGGCGCTGGTGTTTCTAAGGTGATTAAAGCCGTTGTTGTGCGATATGAACTTGCGCCAGCGGAAGAAAACATTAACCGTTCATTAAAGAAACAGGCGGAAGTGTACATAGCGAACGATGAAACAAACGGCGTGACCACGGTAAATAAAAAAGATGACCGCATAACGCTTAAAGATACCGAGGGGTTTGACCATGAGGCAAGGATTAACGATGTCATAACTCGTGATGAGGGTATGTGGTACCTCTTGGTGGGGTGGTAGGCATGGTGCAATTGACCACAGAGATTGACACACGTGCGCTTGATCGGGCGATTAAGATCGCACCCCGGGTGCTTAAGTTCGAGCTTGCGGATGGATTGGATCGCATCGGAAAAGGGTTTTTGAAGCGGTTCAGACAACAACAGCTTCAGGGGCCTCCGGGTGTGCGGGGAGCGTCTGGACACGGGCTCTTTGGCACGTTCAAACGAACATTTTTCGTGTCGCCGGAAATCGAGGGTATGGGAATTGAAATATTCACCGAGTCGAAGATCGCAAGACTGCATGAGACGGGAGGCACGGTAAAGGATCCCGGCGGCAAGCGCCTTGCGGTTCCATTGTCGGCACGAACCCAGATGTTCACGACCACTGGAAAACTTAGAGCAAGATACAAGCGCCCGAGAGAATTAAAAAACGTCAAAGCCCTGCGATGGAATGGGAAAACATTTCTTGCCCGGGTGACAAAACGGGCGCAGAAGATATTGCCGCTTTATATCTTAAAGCGGCAGGTGAGGATAAAACCTCGGCTTGGGTTTTACCGCACATGGGACGGGCTGGTGAATTACCGTATTGATATTTTAAATAAATCAATCGATAACGCATTAAGGAAGATTTAATGGAAACGGTAAGGGAGCGGATACTTCAGAACATAAAGACCACGATCGAGGCGGTGACGATCGCTAACGGATACAACTTTGATTTCACGTCGCAGACAGTCCAGCGGTGGTCAATGCACGGCAATCGCATGGTTGATATGCCAATGGCGGTTATCAGTCCGGGAGATGAAGACGAATCTAGTTCGCCGCATCCGTTTGAGGAATGCGTGTTGACGGTTTATTTGGACGTATTTTTTATCAATGACGAGAACGATGCCGTGCCGACCGACACGTATTTGAATAGATTGCAGGGCGATATTAAGAAGGCAATTTTGTTGGATTCGACTCGGGGCGGAGACGCAATTGATACAGATGTTTTAGGAACAACTCCGTTTGAAACGACAGAGGCGCAACCGTACGCCGGGATCATTATGGAGTTGAGAATTCGGTATCGCCATTTACGGTCTGATCCAACGGCAAAGAATTAATAAGGAGGAATTGCGATGTCAATGCTTATAAGAAAACGCCAGCTTGCGGCGAAGATAGAGGCTGTTGAGGGTATTGCGGAAACCCTTGCGGCGGGCGACGCAGGCATATTGGTCAATTTTTCGCCCAAGGCAAGTTACGATCCGCAGATGTACCAGCGTGACCCTGTGCGGGCTTCGCTCACAAAAATGGGCAAACTTGCGGGGAAACGTTCAGCGGGAATCGATTTCAGTATCGAGCTAAAAGGATCGGGGTCGGTGACGGTTGAGCCGGAATGGTTGAGGTTGATTAAATCCTGCGGGTTTGCGTCCAACGCATTAAAGAAGATATCGATCGGGGTGATTACCTCAGGGCCTTATCTTCACGGTGAAACAATTACCGGCGGCATGTCCGGGGCGACCGGCAGAGTGGTTATCAAAACGGTTAACGGAACGGCTACGCTTTATTTTGTCGCTTTAAGCGACACGTTTGAGAGCGGTGAGACCATAACCGGCGGAACATCCGGCGCTACCGCCACGGCGACAGCGGATCCTTCCAATGCGGGTTTTGAGATTAAACCTATAAGCAGTTCAGTGGTTTCGTTAACTATGGGCTTGTTTGAGGACGGTATCAGGAAAGTTCTTAAAGGATGCCGGGGGACGGTGAAGTTTAATTTTAAGATCGGCGAACCGGCGACTTTGGATTTTAGTTTTAAAGGCGTTGAGTCGGGCGTTGCGGACGTGCCGATGCTTACGGGTGTCAGTTTTGACAATACCGTGCCGCCGGTGCTTTTGAACGCCGTGATGTCTTGTGACGGGGTGTCGCTTAATATCGGCGAGATGGAAATTGATGTCGCCAACACACTCGCATCAAAAGACAAAATTGACGACGCAAAAGGGATACTTTCTTTCATGATCACCGGTCGTGACATGCAGGGGTCGTTTAATCCCGAGATGGTTCCGGTCGCCACGCACGACTTCTTCTCGAAGTGGTTCGCCAATACGCCGATGGCGGTTGATCTGGCTTACGGCGAAACAGATGGCAATAAGTTCAGGTTCTACGCACCCGGGATTATTTATAACAAGGTCGATGATGGAGACCGTGACGGCATTCAACTGGCGCAGACGTCATTTGATTTAACCGGCTCAATGGAGCCCGGCGATGACGAACTGGCGATATTACTTTTATAAAACAGGAGGTGTTTCATGTTAACAGGCATTGATATTAACGCTACACGAGAGCATGTGTCCAAGCTGGATACGGACAAGGACAATCCCACGGTGTTTCATATCGGGCTATTGGATCCGGTATTGAGGGCGGAGGTTGATGATGAAAGCAGTACGTATGAGATGAGCTCAACAAATCCCAATGATAAAGCCAAGGTGCGGCTTAATTGGAATAAGCGGCAGATTACGGCGATTAAGTTCGGGCTCAAGGGCATGGACAATTTTCTTGATCCGCAGACCAATAAGCCGGTCGAGCTTAAATTCGACACGATTCACTACGCAGGCAAGATGAGAAATGTCGTTCCGGACAGGATTATCGCCATGTTTCCGAACGAACTCAGGCAGGAACTTGCGGAAGTGATTTTGAGCGAATCCAAACTTTCGGAGGGCGAGCAAAAAAACTGATAGTGGCGGTTCATTTGGGCGACCTCACCATGAACTGCCGCAGTTGTCAAAGCGGGAGAAAGATTCAATGCGAGTATGAAGTGCCCGGACAGGAAGTCTGGGAACTATACGGCGAGCAGTACAGAGGATGCCCTTTTAAAATCGTCACGAGAGAGTCGGCGAATTTTCTAAGGGCATTTCAGTTTTATAAGCGGGGATATTTACCTAACAGCGGAAGTTGGATGGATCAGTCAGCGAAAATGCTGGATGCGTTCGAGGTCATTGAGAAAGAGCTTCAGGAGATAGAGCTTGAGCGTGAGAAACGAAGGAATCGGTTTAAGCGATGACGAATAAAGAGTTATCAATAATATTGCGGTTACGGGATGAAGCGACGAAACGTCTTGAGGGCGTGCGTGGCAGTCTGCAGAGGTTCGCCAATTCTTGGAAGAAGAATTGGCTTGCTATAACCGCCGCTATCACGGCGAGCATTATGGCGCTACGCAAGGCGTGGGATCTCATGGAGATGGGAGCGAAAGCCCAGCAGATTGAGGAGAGTTTTAAGCGCATGACCGAGAGTGTCGGCATCAACTCCGAACAAATGAAGCAGTCGCTAATGGATGCGGCTCACGCAACGGTTAATTTCTCAAACGTGGCGGATAAGGTTTCCGCTCTCATGGCGCAGGGCTTAAATATGGATCAGGTCACGGCGCTCATGCGGCAGGCTCGGGTTGAGGCACGGATATTCGGCACCACTACGGAAGAAGCGTTTCAAAACATATCAAGTGCAGTCACCGGCGGTCTGGTTACGACGCTTAGACGTTCATATGGGCTTCAACTATCACTCAAAGATGCGGCTGAAGAATACGCAAAAGCCACAGGCAAGACGACAGAAGAAGTGCAGAAGTATCACATGGCGCAAGCGTTAGCCAATCATATTTTGGAAAGAAGTAAATCTCACCTTGAAGCGGTGAATCTTGAAATGATGACCAGCTATGAAAAGGTGCAGATGCTTAAATCCAAATGGAACGATTTTATGGAATCGACCGGGCAGGCATTGTGGCAAGTGCTTGGATTCCTGCAGGGGTTTATGAACCAATTGGTGACAGGAATATTCACTGTTTTGGAATACGGCGCCGGTGCGGTGAAGGCGTTTATCCAAGGCATTACCAATGCGCTTAATAGTCTTTTAAGATTTGCCACGGATTTCTTTCAGTCGCTTATGGTGCCGCTGATTAAATTCTATGAACTTTTGGGAAAACTACCCGGCAGTGTCGGTGAGACGTACCGGCAGGCGGCGGCTGAAGTCGAGCGGTTCTCGGACTCATTAGAGGACAAGACGATTCAGTTTAACGTTGACGGCCTCACGCAGGGTCTTGAGGAAGCAAGGCAGGCGTTTAATCTTGCGGCTGAGGAAAGCGCACGAGAAGCCATGGCGCAGTACGATCTTGTTTTTGCCAAGGTTAAAGATACCGGTGATAAGACAGCGGATATTTTGAAGAACGTCGCCAAGGAAGTTGGCAAAAGCGCAGAGGAAGCGGGTAAACAGTTTAACGCTATGGAGGAATTCGCAAAACAATCAGCTCGCAATATGCAGAACGCTTTTTCGGAGTTTTTCTTCAAGGCATTTACGGGAGAGCTTCGCAGTATTAAGGACGTGTTTGCGGATTTCGGCAGGGCGGTCTTGCAGATGATATCGAACATCTTGGCGAAGTTGTTACTTATAAAGTTGTTTACCGCAATGGCGGGCCCCAGTGGTCAGATATTCGGCGTGTCTGTGGGGAGTTTGTTTCATAAGGGTGGCACGATCGAGAAAGGCAACAGGGCCTTTATCCGTGCTCATTCCGGGCTTGCGCCTGATGAGGTGCCTATTATCGCACAAACCGGCGAAGGCGTGCTTTCCCGCAGGGGAATGCAGTCGTTAGGTGGGTCAGACAATTTGCGGGCGCTCAATAATGGTGAGTCTATCCGGGGTGAGGGGATTACGATAAACGTCAATCAGGTCATTCAGGCGTGGGACGCTCAGGACGTTTGGCGTAACCGCAAGATGTTATCCAACGCCATAGCGGATGATATTTACAACAACGGAAAGATACGGTCTGTGATCAGGAGTTACGCATGAGTGATTTCACGTATTTGCCTGATTTTGTTTTTGAGGAATCGTTGGAATACAAGACGCTTATCTCTGAATTTGAGAACGGGGCGGAACAGCGCAGGCGTAAATGGGCGGCGCCGTTACGCAAGTGGCGATTAAGATTTAACAGCCGGGTGAAAGGTGACATGCAGGCGGTGCGGGATTTTTTTAAGAGCAAATACGGGGCGTTTATGGCGTTCACGTGGACGAACCCGAACGACTCGGTTGAGTATTCAGTGCGGTTCGTTGAGGACAGTTTTAAATTCACCATGAAGGCGCATGAAGTCTATGACTTTGAGTTTGATTTCTTGGAGGTGAAGTAATGCCCCGAGACGTTGATCTGACATTCAGACAGGAAAAGGCGAAGCAGGAAAACGCCCCGGTATTTCTTTACATCCTTGAGGCGTATGACGGAGTTAACGATCTGTATCTGGCCGGTTTCGATCAAGACATTACGTATGACGGCGTTCTCTATTCAAAGTTTCCGATAACCCACGAGTTCATAGCGGAGAACAATCAGGGGCAGATTGATCAGGTGAAGGTCAGGCTCGGCAACGTATCGAGGCTTATCGAACTTTATCTTGAGCAGTACGACTTCAGGGGAAAGAAAGTTGTTATCCGCATGGTTTGGGCGGATCAGTTGTCGGATCCGGACGCCCATATGGACGATGTCTTTTATATCGACAATTATTCGGCGGATCAAAAGAACGTGGAGTTTACCTTAACAGGGAAGTTTGATGTGTTGGGCGTGGATCTACCCGCACGCCGGTACGCACGGAATTATTGTTCTTGGAAATTTAAATCAGCGGAGTGCGGGTACGTGGGAGGAGAAGCTGTATGCAACAAAACGAAACAGCGTTGCAAACTGTTGGAGAATTACCAGCGGTTCGGAGCGTTTCCGTCGGTGCCTTCAAGACGGATTTACATTATGTAGAAAAACGCACGGTCGAGAAGTATCTCGGCATTCCGTACCGGCATAGAGGCAGGTCAATGGACGGGCTTGACTGCTGGGGGTTTCTTAAATTCGCTTACGCTGATTTGGGGTATCACCTTTTTGACGTGGAAGACTTGGAATACAGCAGGGTTTGGGGCATTAAAGGCAAAGACTATTTCAAGGATAACTATGCGCACGATTGGAATAAGGTGCTTGAGCCGCAGGTGTTTGACGCTATTTTGTTTATCAATTCAAAAGGTGTCGCCAATCATGCGGGCATAATTTTAAGCAACAGGCGGTTTATTCACTGTTGCCATCAAGGTGTGATCGTGTCACGGCTTGATGATGTTTCGTGGCAGAAAAAGATTGAAGGGTTTTATAGGTTAAAAGCATGGTCATAATCCGTAACATAACAAATCCTTTTAAGACCGAAGACGCAGAAGTCAGGGAGTTTAAGTATTCCCGAAGCAAATGCGTGCGGGACTATCTTGACGAGGCGGGTCTGGATTATAAGGACAAGCGGGTCATTATCACCGGAAAGCGCATTGAGGATTTATCCGTGCGGCTCGATGATGGCGACCAGATTATCGTTATTCCGGAAGTAAAGGCTCCGATTGTGGCTGTGGTGTCGTGGATTATTTCCGCTGTCTGGGCGGCGGCCGTGGCGCACCCGTTTTTGTTCACTTTCTTCGTGCTTTCGATGGGGTATTCCATTTATCAGTACATGAATCAACCTAAGATGCCGGATTTCAATTTAGGTTCAGCAACCGGCATGGACGAGGGATCGCCGACGTATGGATGGGACGGCGTTCAGACTATTCAAGAGGTAGGGGTTCCGATCGGGGTGGTTTACGGCAGGCACCGGATCGGCGGGAATATCATCAATCAGTTTTTGTGGGAGGACGGGGACAAGCATTATCTCAATGTCTTGCTTGCGCTTTGCGAGGGCGAGATTGAGTCCATAGAAGATATCGAATTGAATAATAATCCCATAGCTAACTTTGACGGCGTTTCTATCATCAAGCGGTTCGGCACGAATTATCAGAGCATGATCCCTAACTTCGAGGATTTGCATAATATTTATCCGGTCAACGCTAACCTCACGCAAAACAATCCTTATGTTTACACCATGATTGATTCTGATGTTGAGGCGTTTGAGATTCACCTCCGGCTTAATAACGGGCTGTACCAGCAGAATTCAGGTTCGGGAGATATCCAGAGCTGGAGCGTGACTTACCGTGTTGAGTATAAGCCCCATGAGGAGAGTGGTTATACCGACTTAGGCGAGACGACTATTTCGGGACAGTCACGCTCAAGTGTTCGCCGTGTGTTTCGTAAAACCGGACTTACACCCGGGCAATACGATATTCGCATTACCCGCACCAGTGAGGACAGTTCGCTTCAACCTTTAAAACAAGGCGACCTTACGCTGTTTCAGATAGATGAGATTAAAACAGACGATTTGAGTTATCCCAACACCGCATTGCTCGGGCTTCAGTTGTTGGCAACGGATCAATTAAGCGGATCCATGCCGAATATAACGGCGATCGTAGAGGGCAAAAAAGTTTCAATTCCGGATGTGCGCAACGCCGGGACGCCGGTGGATTGGGAGGATTATTACTGGGACGGAAGCGAATACCGGCTTTTTTCCGATGACACCATCCTTTCTTGGGATGGCTCAACATACGTTTTGAAGTATTCGGCGAATCCGGTGTGGTGCTTGCGTGACCTTGTTACGGATAAAAGGTACGGGCTGGGAGAATTTATCTTAACCGCTAATTTGGACAACGCATCGCTTCTTGAGATGTCGCAGTATTGCGAGGAGAAAGTTCCGGACGGGCAGGGCGGTTATGAGAAACGGTTCAGGATGGATGTGGTGATAGACAGCAATCATAGGGCGCTGGATATTTTGATTCAGTTGTGCGCAACATTTAACGCCATGCCGGTGTATAGCGCAGGAGGTCTTACGTTTAAGGTCGATAAACCCGTCATTCCCACGCAGTTATTCGGCATGGGCAATATCGTCAAAGATACTTTCGCCCAGAGCTGGAAAACGATGAAAGAAGTGCCGAACGTGATTGAGGTTCAGTTTACGGACAAAGAGAAAAACTACCGGCAGGAAACAATTGCCTACATTGATGAGGAATCGCTGGCTTCAGGTGATCCGATGCGTAAAAGCCAGATCCGGTTATTTACCACGGGCGCAAGCTACGCAATTCGTGCGGCTCGCTACGCCTTAAAAGTAGCTCGATATATAAATAGGTCAGTTGCGTTTAGGGCTGGGATTGACGCTGTCGCTTGTCAGGCGGGAGATGTTATTTCGATATCGCATGACGTTCCGCAGTGGGGTTTTTCAGGCAGGGCGCAGGCGGGAAGTTCAGCGGCGCTTATTAAGTTAGACCGCTCAATGATTATCGAGGACGGTAAATCTTACAAGATACAGATTCGTTTTTCAGATGACACGATTGAGGAGCGGCTTATCACTTCACCAACGGGGACGCATACCGAGATCACGTGCGAAGCGTTCTCAGCGGACCCGCAGGCGTTCGATGTTTACGCTATCGGAGAAACAAACAAGGTCAAAAAAGATTTCAGAGTGGTCGCTATCCAGCGGGAAGGCAAAAGCGAGGTTCAGATATCGGCGCTTGAGTACAACGAAGCGGTATATGACGATTCGGACATCATCTTGCCGCAGAACAACTATTCATCGTTATCAAGCGAGATTCCCACCGTC